CTACCAGGCGCCAGTGCCGGCACTGTAGTGGGCCGCCAAGCGTCCGGCTGACAGCTTGGAGGCATAGCAGGCCACCTCATCGAGGGAGCCCGCCAGATAGTCCGACCCACCGTCTGAACGGCAGGCAGAAAGCTTTAGGGTCTGGTCGACCAGCGTCAGGGTGCCGGTCCATGCCAGAGCACCATCGACGTAGATCTTTGACCCGTTGGTCACACCAGAATCGAACACCAGGGCAACGTGATGCCAGGCCCCATTGTTGACGTAGACACCTGAGCCCTTGAACGTCGCGGTACCGTAATCGTAGGCGCCTGCCTCACCGTCCTTGATGACCAGGGCCCAGGCGTTTGCCTTCCCGATCGCGTGCCGTGTTCCCGCCCCTGGGGCGGCGCCCTTGAACCAGCATTCAACAGTACCCGAGGAGAGCTGGAACGCGGCCGCGTTGCCGGCGTCCATCCAGCCCGAGGATCCATTGAAGGTAATCGCCGTATCCGGATCCAACTGAAGAGCGCCGGCCGCCGAGAGCGTCATCCCGCCGGCGAGCGTTCCCGGCCGGGCGTTTCCACTCGCATCTGCAGCTGTGGATCCGGAAGCCTCGCCCAGCCTCCAATAGGCCAACGGTAGGTCAACCTGGACCACGGTGATGTACTCTCCATTGGAAGCCTTATTTCCCCAGTTGGAGCTGTAAGTCCCCCCGGGGGCCATCGTGGTGTCATTCCTGTCAAAATTAACTGTGGCGCCATCGGCCAGCTCTTCCTGCTGTGTGGCCGTGGCAGTCAGGATCCGCACGTACCGCTTTTGGTCGGTATCGGCCGGATCGTTTCCTCCGGAGCGATCAAAGAAATACGTGTCCGTGGGGAGGATCTGGAAATCTCCCACGCGGCCGATGAAGCCCGTGGCCGTGGGGTAGTAGCCATCCGCCGGCGTGACCAAGTCTTCCAGGGCGATCGGAGTTGAACCCAACCGGCCAGGCAACACCTCAATCTCCCAGCGGTTTGTCCCCACGAGCTGGAAGCGTCCACCCGGGCGCAACAACGACCACGTGGGAACCACCTGATGCTCGTCGACCGGGCCCGTTCGTGCGACACGCCGCACGCCGGTGACAATGAATAACTCCAGCAACGAATCCCTGAACGCCTGCAGGGCCGACTGGTCATGGTCATGCGTGACGGTGATGTCCAGGAGCAGGTTGCTCCCATAGCGGCGCCACCGGTTGAGGCCCACCAGGAGCGGATAGCTTTGGAAGCCCCCCACCTGGCTCCAGCCCGCTGACAAACTCCACGACGAAAACACCTGGCCGGCCACAACCAGGCTATTCGGCCGTGAAGAGCAGACCAGCATGCCGTCGAGCTTGCCGGCCTTCTGATCACTGGTGAGCGCGGCGATCCGCACCAGGGCGTTCTCCGGTCCGGATGCAACCGGTGCCGACTGGAATTCGTCGGGCGGCACATACGATGCTTCAGACAGCCGGGTCACGTCCTCGATCGCCTCAACGGTAATCGCCGGCGAGGACGCGGATCCACGCACAACCCTCGTGGCCACCATGGGCAAAGTCAGAATGCCCAGGGCGGGATACGCCAGGTTGAAGGATTGGCCGGCCACCAGTGCCACGCTGCTCTTAATGGAAAGAGATGCTGTCCTCGTCGGGATCCCGCCGGTCTTTCCGATCGCGGCCGCAATTTTATAAGCCACCGACTCCCGGGTGATGTAAGGACGGCCGTATTCTTTTTGAACAACCCCGCCCACAATATCGCTGTTGGCCAGGTCGTGGTACGAGGCCACATTGTCGTCGAAGTCCCGGGCGCGGTCGCCGAAGCTCACCCGGGTTTCGTTCCAAGTATCCACCCATCCTGATGGATTGATTTCAGGCTCTTCCACCAGGTCCTCCGGGCCCAGGTCGATAACTGTTCCCACGGCCGGCCGCTGCAGCTTGAAGGCAATTTTCCCGCCCTGGTAAAACACGGCGCCGTTGATATAGGGAAGCAGATCCCCGAGCAGTTGGCGCGTTTTGGATGCAGTGATGAGCAACGGAGAGACCCCGAGGTCCTCATCGATGGTCGTCTCGCCGGCGTCCTCGAAAGATATTTCGTCGATCGAGATTGCCGGCAGCCCCACCCCATAAACCTTGTTGGTGAACAGATCGTAGAAAACCTCTGGCAGGATCGCATCATCGGAAAGGTGGTGGGCGGAGAGGCTGAGCCCGCTCGTGCGACGGACGAAAATATAGGACAGGTTGGGCGGTGAGGTGCTCTGCCCAAAAAAGAAGTTGTTCGCCACCACGTAGCAAAAATGACGGTATGCCGGCACCTGGGCTGTGACGGCGCCGGCGCCCTCGTCCACTTTCATGGCGGCGAGAATCGAGTCGACGTTTTGGGTGGATGTCCCCCAATAAACCCGCATGGCGCCCAGTGTCGTCACCACATTGCTCATGCCGTTGGCGTCGGCTCCGGAGCGGGACATTGTCCCCTCCCAGATCACGTCATCGTTGGCGTATATTTTCCTGAGCTCGTCGACCGGGCCCATGCAAATCAGCTGCGCGAAGCTGGCCCGATAGTTGTAGCCGGTCGTGGCCGTCTGTGTCTCCGAACCCGCCTCGTAACTCTGTGTGATCGGGTCTGCCGACTTGTTGAAGAGGTCGGTGATGTAGGTCCCTCCCAGCTTCTGGATCCCCCAAAACAAGGGGACCGGCCGGGCCGCCTGGTTGGTTCCATAATCCTTGGAGCGGACATTTGCCGTACGGATTTCCTGACTCTTTTCTTTGCCGCCAAAAAGGAAACTCATTCCACTTCCTCCATCGGCCGGTAGATCCGGAAAAGGTGTTTCGCAAAAGTCGAATCCTCCATGGAGCAGCGCGTGACTCCGTAGGCATCGTAGCAGTGCCAGAACCAGCTATCCCGCTCGACCAGGCCCAGGTGGTGCAGGCTGCGGCCCGTGCTGAAGACCAGCACGTCGCCGGGCTCAAACACGCCGGCGGGTTCTATCCGATCAAAGCAACCCGTGGCCTCGATGCTGTTGCATAACACATCGAGCATTTCACGGCCGCCGCCGCGCAGGCAGTACCGTGGCCACTCAACCTCCGTGGCCGCGCCCACCTCATGGAGCACGGCTGCCGCAAAGCGTACGCAGTCACAACCCACGCCCCGAATCGCAGACTGCCCGACAAACGGAGTGCCTGCCCAATCAGCCAGCGCGCTGGTGAGGATGTCTTTCCGGGCCTGGGTTCTAAAAAAGGGCAGTCTCATTTTTTGCTTCCGGAATTTGAATCGGGCGGGTTGAGCGCATCGAGCTGGGGATTCTTCAGCGGGATGTAATCGAAGCCGCCCCGGTTCACCAGGTTGTTGTACTTCGTGGTGCAGGTGCCGCGTTTTTTATCGCAGCCCGGGCGGGCAATGGCCGTGGATCCCGCGATCGCCTTCCGGAATGGCGCATTGATGTAGAGACGGTTGCCGGCCTGGCTCAAAACCAGCCGGGCCTCATCGCCCACCTTGAGCCGCCCGGACGCGAACCAGTTGGCGTCTGACTCGGCCGTGGCCTTCGCACCAAAAGCCGTCGCCTCGACATAGGTTTCCGTTACGGCCGTCAGCGTGCCCGAGGTCTCGAAAAGAACACCATTAAGCCTGCAGGTGATCGGATCGAACAACGTCCAGTTACAGAGCCGCTGCACCTGCACCCGGGGTACGGTCCAGTCGTTGATGCGCAGGATGCTGGAAAGCTCGACTTCGGCCAGGCCCCGGGCCTTGAAGCCCACGGTACGCACGTCGCCGGCGTAAAGCGGCGAGTTGAAATCGACCGTGAAGCCGGGCGCCAGGGTGACGTAAATTTTCACGGACATCGGCTCGACCGGCGCGCCGGCAATGAACGCCCGGAATGGATTGTCCAGAGTGCGAAGCCCGATCTGCAACCTGACACCCTCGTCCAGAAATTCGGTTGAGCTGGTCACTTGGCCGTGCGTGATATCCTCACGCTTCCAGTCGACCGCGCCGGCCGTCAAATCAGCACCGTAGCTCGTCCACCGCCAGAGCGCGGATCCCTGGGTCAACTCGTAGAGGTAAACCGGCCGCGTGCCCAACTCCTGGGCACTGTATTCCTCGGGGAGCTCGATGACCTCCAGCTTGACCCGGGCCGTGGTGTCAGTGATGTATTCAAAATCAACGTCATCCTTGACCAGGCGCACGTAGGAAAGCCAACAGCACTTGGTCTCGGCCATGGTAAAGGCCCGGCCCACGACGGCCGTGAGCGTCGCCTTTTCCTTGTCTGAATCCTGGGCAACTGCCTGGATCCGGACCGGCGTGATCGCATTCGTGTCCACCAGCGCCGCATATCCCCAGCCCGGATGTTGGCCGAAATTATCCCGCAGGCCCGCGTCCTCAAACTGCAGCTCCGTATCCGTGGCCGTCACGCTGCGCGTAAGCCGCAGATCATCCGCATGGCTCGGAATCCAAAAGCCCTGCAGCCGGCCGCGCACTCCATCGATCAATGCCTCCATGGCCCGGATCTCGGCCTTGGACTGCAGCAGAAATTCCATCCGGAAGCGCCGCTGGGTCCATTCCTGGTTGACCCATGACGTGGTCACGCCGAAGCCCACGGCCTTGGCGCCGGCGTCGGTCACAAAGCCCTCTTGGGGAGTTGTGAAGTTGGGCCGCAGGTCAAGCAATGGACGGCTCAGGAAAGTGGCCATATCAAAATTCCTCCTCGAAGCTCAACGCGGTCGACACGTCATCATCGGTGACCAGGCCCAGGGTTGGAAGCGAGGCCAGGCGCCCGAAAAGAATAGGAACCACCCGGGTGCCCGTGGCCCACGCGTTGACCAGACCATCGCCTAGCGTCACGGTGTTTGAAGTGCTGGAGGTGATGCGACGCACTTCCCAATTCCTCCAGGACTGCCAGAGAATGACAAACGAGGCATCGAGCGCCAGGCTGTCGACCACTTCGACCGAAAGCACGGTCTGGCCGGAGACCGCCGGCGCCGAGAGCCAGGTGGTTTCGGTCCACAGAGGAACCCCCACGGTAATCTTCCCCAGGATGAGCAGCAGCTCGCGCATGCCCTCGGCCTCCGTTGCGTCCAGGGCCAGGACGCGGAATTCAAGATCGCGCAGGGCCCGGGTGGCCACGCTTTGCCGGATCTCGTCTCCGGTGAGTCCCTCCTGCAGGAGCGTCTTCCAACGACGGCTCACCTGCACCGGATCGCTCCAATCGGGTTCGTGGGGAAACACCCGGGCGCGCAGACCGGTGGCCGCGTAGTACATATTTTCGGTGGAAAATTCAAAGATGTAGCTGGCCTCGATGATCGGGGATCCCGTTTCCACCGCCACGTGCGTGACGATCCGCTCCTCCGTGGGCTGGAGAGTAATGGGCAGCGTGCCCAGGCCGGTGAAGCTCAGGCCGTCATCATTGCTTCCCAGGAGGTCATCCAGGGTGACGGCCGTCAGCCGGGCATTCCAGATCCGGAGCGTGCGTTCCACCGGACTGGCCACCACGCCGAAATCATTCACCGGCGGCGTAAGATGTACGCGGCCGAAATAGTCATCCAACCAGCTCGCGCCCAAGTAGGCATCACCACTGTCCTGTACCGCCCGGGGCGCCCGCGCAGCGGACGCCGGCGCGACCACGATCGCAACATCCGGCAGCACGGCCGTGGGATCGAGCACGAGCGTGGCCAGCGCCAGTACGGCGTCAGCCACCTTGTAAGTTTCGGTCAGATAGTAGCCGGCCATATCACGGAACCTTTTTCACTGCCCAGCCCAGTTCCTGGCCGAAGTTGATCGCGGTAATATTCCGGTTGTGCCCGGGCACGGGGAAGGCGACCCACGTGTCGCTTCCGATCGTGAATTCCGTGGCCGCATTCAGCCCGGCGAAATACAAAACCCGCAGATCCGGGAACGTCCCCAGGAGGAAGCGGTCGATGCTCTGAGCCGGGTTGTGGCCGGAATACACCAGGACCGGCATCAGCGGCCGGGATCCGTCCGCCCTGGGGTAAACCACCAGGGGGCAAAGCGGCGAGTAGAGCTGGCTGGCGCTGGCACCACTGGCCCGCTCGGCATTGGTGTACCACCGGGGCGCCGCACCATCGGCACACCACTGGGCACCCCCACCCACGGTCACCGTCCGCACCTTCATGGCGGCCCGGTTGGAGGTGTTGGCGTAGCCGTAGAGGACCGTGTCGCTGTAGCTGTTGTTGAACTGGGCGGCTGACAGGTCATCCCAGTCTCCGGAGCTATCTGCTACCCCGCCGCATACATATTGCCCCGTTTTGTCCCCGGAAACGGGCGTAAATGCCCTTTCTAGGCATCCCATCGAAAACCGACTGAAGTATCCGGGCTGTACCTCAATGAACACGTGGCAAGCCTGCGCGGTGGCAAAGAACCATGCCCTCGTCATGCTGCCGCTCCTCACACTGCAGGCCGGGCCGGCCGCGTGCCCGGTCTGGCTGGCAATGGTCCCGGCCGAGTAGGCTGTCCTGCCGGCGAGATTGATGAAAACCCTGTCTCCGGTCGCGGTCACCCAGAGGGAAAAGCTGAAAGTCTCCGCGCCAATGCCTGAGTCGTAGCTGGTCGAGACCAGCAGCTCGTAGAGGTTGCCGTTCAGCACCCCGCTGCGGTCGATCGTCCAGCCGGCGCCGGTCAGGAAGGTTTCCAGGGACTGCAGGAGATTCACGTGCCCCGTGGGGGCGTTGACGAGTTGGTAGGCCATAGTAATTTCCTCAGCTTTTCAGCAGGGCCATAAAGCCGCCGCTCTGTGCCCGGTACACGTTTTCAAAAACCACGTAATCATTGCCCCCCACGCTCACCGTGTTTCCGGAAACCAGGCTCTCGGGGGAAATGTAGAAAACCCCATCCAGCCGGCCCTGCAGGCCCCCGGGGTTGGCGTAGACCAGAACCTCCTCCAGACCGTAGTCGCCGGCGGCATTGCGGCCGCCGTAGATCAAAGCCTGGCGGTAAGGCATCACGCGCTGCGTGTTGCTCAGGTCGCCCCAGACCGCGTCGCTTTGGAAGAGCAGGCCCATGTTGGCCGTGTTGGCCGCGATCGGCGGATTGTTGTCGCTGCTGCTGTCGTAGGCGTCCGTTGTCGAGGAACTGTTTCCATTCACCCAGAGCGGGAGAGGCAGCTGGGTGACGGTACCAAATCGGAAAAGCAGCCCGGCGTGGGTGAAGTGGTAGCGGTTGTCGCTTTGCGTGACCCACATGAACCGGGCCTTGTTCGCCCAGAACCAAAGAGGGATGTCCCCCGTCCCGCCGTTCCACATCTTCGCATAAAACCCCTGGGTGGTGTTTGTCTGCGCATAGAGGTCCCCAGTGAGGTCGTTCGGCAGTTGGCGCCACTCCGGTGTCACCACGCTCGGCGCCGTGGCCGCCGTGTGGTTGGTCACGCACACCCAATAGTGACTGGAGGAAATCACCACGTTCCCCGCCACGTAGGCGGTTCCAGTCAACCAGCTGCCGTTGTTCACATCTGTGCGCAACGTCTGGCTGGCCTGGCTGCCGGTCACTCCCAGCCACCCCTGGGCGGCGCCCACCCGGACCAGTCGCGTGGCCGCCACTGCGGTGGATTCCTGCCAAGCCAGGAGGATCTCAACCTTGTCCTGGTTACCGAGGCCCAGATTTTCATACGCCAGGCAGAAACGCCGGCTCGCGGCCGTGGGATGGCTGTGGGCGTCCAAGCGGTACTTCCGGGTCCACTCATTGCCGGATCCATTGAAGTCCGCACTCTCCAGGAGCGCGGCGATCGCATTCAACGCCTGCAGGGAATTGGCCGGGTGGACCAGGGCCCAATTCACGTCGGCCGGATCCAGCGTCGGCGCATTTCCGGTCGTGCTGCCCTTGGCCTTGAAGCGCAGCCCTGAGCCACTCACCACATCCAGGGCCGTGGTGGTGACCATGTCGCCCACCACATAGGCCGTGGCACCGCTGTACGTTCCGAGATTGGTCCCCGCACTGACTGTTTGATAAAATGCCATGTTAACTCCTCACTCCTAATTCGGTGGTGCGCCGCGTGGTGTAATCGAAGGCCATCTTTGCGCCCTCGCGCTGCATGAATTCCTTCATCTCCTGACGGGAATTCACCAGGGCAAAATTGATGATCGGCCGCGTGTCCACGTCTCCGGATCCGCCGCCGGACGTGCCCACATAGCCGCCGGAAGCAAAACCCATGGAGGCGCTGCGGCCGGGCGCCGGCGCCCGGCCGCAGCGCCTCCATGGGTTTTGCTTCCGGCGGCTATGTGGGCACGTCCG